AAATGGATTAAATCTGTTTTAAACCAAATGAAAGAAATTAAAATTGGTTTAAAGGGATATAAATATTTAGACGAGGCAATTGAGTTATGTAATGAGCTTGGACTTTCAATTACTGACGCTGAAATTGTTAGAGCTAATTCAACGGGTCTAACAATCTACAATCCTAAAAATCTAGCTGATAGAATAAAAGGAATGAAGAACAAGAAAGAAAAAACGAGAGCTGAGAAAATAGCTGAGAGGTTGTTATATGAAAAACAATCTGAAAATAGTGTAAATTAACTATTGACATTAGTGGGAGTTTATGATAAACTCCCATTAATAAATAAGAAAGCGAGGAACAAATGAAAGACATAAACTTAATGCCGAATGAGTTTTACATAACATACTTTGCAAGAACTCATAATGGTCAACCAATTCCAAATGGTGGAAAGATCATAACTAGACGAGCAAGTAAGGCAAAACCAAATGGAGTACTTGGTAAAATCTTCACAGATAAAAATGGCGTGGATAGATTTATCTATTGGGACAAAGACGCTGTAAGTAAGACGGGTTGGTTAGGCGATTGGCGTCATGCTACTAATGAGTGGACTATTAAGGCAATAGCATAATGTTAAAAGATTTAATTCTTATAGTTTTAGGCGCTGGATTATCTAGCGCCTTTTACTATTGGCGTGAGTATAAAAATAATCAAGAAATAAAAAAACAAAAGAGGTTGAATAGAATAAAATGACAAATTATAATTGGTGTCATAATCCTAATTGCCATAAGATTGAAACACAATCAAGGGTAAGAGGGTCAGGCGAGAATAAAGTATTAAGAACTAGAAAGATTAAAGTATATAATCCTAATGATCTAGGTGTGTGGGATTACTTTTGTAATCAAAGTTGCTTATTTGGTTTCATTAATCATTACTTAAATGAAATGATAAATATCAGACCGGTTAAAAAACCAAGTGAAACACCAATCACAGTTTCAGTAAATACTTACGATATGGGTTATAGACAAGGACAAACATATAAAACAATATATGTAAAATAGCTATTGACTTTTATTCTATTATGGGATATAATAGGATATAAATTAAATAAAGGAGAAATAAAATGACTCAATTAATGTTAACAGATAGCGACATTGGCAAAAAAGTATATGAGATAGAGCAAGAAATAACTTTGGTTATTAAAACTCAAATTATAGGCAAAGACCAAGACGACGCCTTTAATAAATGGTTGAATGAAACATCAACACACAATGTTGAAAATTATGATGTAAAAGATAATAACATAGATGTAGTCAATTCTTATTTTAGAGAATATTCCGATTATAAAGGAACTAAAGAAATTGGAACTATTCAAAAAGAAGATAAACAAGATGAAGATTCTCTATTGGAGGTTGCATGATACCTAGAGGAGTTTTAAGAAGTATAATTAAATTAAGAAATATGACACCTGAAGAAATAAGAGCATATTTTCAGGAACGAGCAACGAGGATCAAGTCAAGAGGTTGGACAGCTAAACAACATGCAGAAGATCAAGAGAAGTGGCATGGTTTAAAGAATGAAAGAACATACTCTAAACATTTTGATAATGTTGCATAAATAACTATTGACTTCTATTCTATTATGGGATATAATAGGATTATAACAAAGCGAGGAATATGCAAAACATGAAAGTAAAACAATCAGTAGAATACAATGGTAAGAAATATACTCTACCATTTTTAGTAGCTAAAGAATCTTTATCTACTGAAGAAGACACAGTAAGAAATAGATTTGGTGGTGAGTCTTGCACTTTGCCAGCATTTGCTATTGCAGTCTATGATGTAATCATCGGCTCTGAAATGTTAGGTGATTATAAAACAGTAAGACAGGGTTTAGATTGGTTTAGTAGAAATTTTACTAAACAATACATGGTGCTATTAGACTGAGTTATCAACCATAGGTTGTGGCGCTAACGCGCCACATCTCGCTAGAGACTTGGTACCTGATAGAGGTACCAAGTCCATTTCTAAAAAAGTAAAGTACGAAGTTCCTTAATCTATATAAATAAAAAGGGATCCTACTGCTTTCTGCTTTATATCTTGATTTCGATAGTCATACAGGGTAAAAAACGTTTTGACACCCATAAGAGTACTTATGCAAGATATTGATATTAAAAAAATTTTAAAAAAAAATTTAGACAATCTTCCTCCTGATACCAGACGCCAGTTAAAACGGTACCTGGTCCAATTGGACAGAAAACAAAGACATAAAAAAATTAGTAATGATTTTTTAACTTTTGTTAAGCATATGTGGCCCGAATTTATAGAAGGGTACCATCATAAAATTATTGCAGAAAAATTTAATAAATTAAAAACTGGAGAGATTAAGAGACTCATTGTAAATATGGTCGTAAGGCTAAACACTTAATGGATACTGAAGAGTATAAAGAAGTTTTTCCAACTAGACTTATGGAAGACAGTAAAGCCGCTGGTCGCTGGGAAACAGAACAAGGTGGCGAGTACTTCGCTGTTGGTGTTGAAGGTGCTGTAACCGGACGGGGTGCTGATCTATTAATTATTGACGACCCTCACTCTGAGCAAGATGCTATGTCCAAGAAAGCATTAGATCGAGCTTATGAATGGTACACAGCTGGACCTAGACAACGTCTACAACCTGGCGGAAGAATTGTTCTGGTTATGACACGTTGGAATAAAGGAGATTTAACAGGACTCTTACAAAGTGCCCAAAAAGAACCTAAAGCAGATCAATGGGAAGTTGTAGAGTTCCCTGCTATCATGCCATCAGGTAAACCTGTGTGGCCGGAATACTGGGACATTGAACAATTACTTTCTGTAAAAGCTTCTGTTGCACTTCCTAAATGGAATGCTCAGTATATGCAGAATCCAACTTCTGAAGAAGGAGCCTTGATTAAACGAGAATGGTGGCGCAAGTGGCCAGAATCTAGAGGCATTCCACATTGTGATTACATTATACAATCTTACGATACAGCTTATCTTAAAAAAGAGAGTGCTGACTTTAGTGCTATAACTACTTGGGGCGTTTTTCGTGAAAACGAAGATACCAAACCTAATTTAATTTTGCTCGATGCAATTAAAGATAGATTTGAGTTTCCAGACTTAAGACGAGAGGCATTGAAATTATATAAATACTGGGAGCCTGAGATAGTTTTAATTGAAGCTAAAGCTGCAGGACTTCCTCTCACATACGAATTGAGAAATATGGGGATCCCAGTTATTAACTTTACGCCGAGCCGAGGAAATGATAAGCATAGTAGAGTTAATGCAGTTTCGCCAATGTTTGAAGCTGGACAGATTTGGGCTCCGACCCATCTGCAATTTGCACAAGAAGTCATGGAGGAATGCGCAGCATTTCCCTATGGCGAACATGACGACTTAGTGGACAGTACAACACAAGCTGTTATGAGATTTAGACAAGGAGGACTCTTAGGTCACCCAGAAGATTACAAGGATTCTCCAAAACCAATGGATTTTAAGGAGTACTATTAAATTATGAGTGAGATAAGAAAACAACTGACGATAAAAACTATTTCAGAAATTTTTAAACTTGCTAGTAGAATAAATATTAAACCTAAAGATGTTCTTGGTGTTGGTGCAGATGTTATTAAAACAGGCAAAAGTTTGTTTAACACGCAACTCAATCCTAAGATGTCAAAATTTATTACTAAAACAGGAAAGATTCCTACCAAAGTAATCGAAAATATAAAAGTTCACATGAGATCTTTAAAAAAGGCTTCTGATGAAGAGCTTCAATTATTTAACAAAAATTTAAAAGAGATTGTGAATGCAAAAAATTCATCCTTGTCGCCAGTCGCTAGTGTCGAGAAAACAGTAATAAGTGTCAAGGAACCAGCGACAAGCGTCAAGGAAACAGCTGAAGCTTTCAAAGGCTGGACACCTACAGTTATCAAAGGCGGCAAAGATCCCAAATTTAATGACGGTGGAATTGCTAAACTCAATTCAGAATTAAACCAGCTTCCAGAATACTATCTGCCTTTTGCAGATGGTGGAATCGCTAATCACTTCAGGAAAAAATAATGTATATACCTTGGTGGCAAAGATTAAGTAAGCCTACATTAGAAGAACGTTTTGAGCTACAGAAATTTAATGTAGGTGGAAGAGTTTTAGCGGGTGAAGGATATCCTACTTTAATTAAACAAGGAGAGAATGCCGGTAAATGGTCTGTAAGATTAGGATCAGGAAATAATAGGGTAACCCATTACGGTACTTTATCTAAAATTAAAAACATTATTAAAACACAGTCAGCACCTGCTGGAGGTAATGTAAGATCTAAAATAAATTTAGAAAATTTAAAATATCCTAAAAACTATTTACCTAGAAATAAATTTTTAGAATTTTTAAAAAGCAAAGGGATTCAATTTGAAACTAGCCCAGCAGTTTTTGCTAAAAGATATGGTATTAATTTTAAAACCAATCCGCATTATAAAAGTGATTATATATTTGATACTACTAAACTAAATAATAAAAATTTTGTAAAAAATATTATTAAAAGGCAGGTTAAATCTGGATATGGAACTAACAAACAAAAACTTCAGTTTAGAAAATTTGATAATGACTCTGTTATGCGTCGTTATTTTAATGGCCTTAGAAGAAAAATGCAGAAAAAATATAGTGTTAGAAAAATTGAAGAATTATTAGCAGCTAATAGAGCATCTGGTTTAAATTTATCTCACATGGATGATTTACATAGTCAATATGTAACAACTAGAAATCTTAGTTATGTTCCAAAAGATTTTAATGCAATTGATTTAGATAAATTTGATAAAAAATTTAGAACAATTTATTCTAAAAGAAATAATTTATTTAAAAATAAAACTCCAGGGTGGGAACAAAAAGTTGCTAAATTAAATAAAGATGGAGTTACTTTAGCTAAAGCTTCTGATGGTTTTAAACAATTTACAGTTAAACAACCAAATGGTAAGACGAGAGTTGTTGGTGTTGATCTATCGAAAACAATTGACCCTGAAGATATTTTAAAAGGCAAAAAAATAAAAGATTTATCTGATGCAGATATAGATTTATTAATTGAAAACAGAAATAAAATTATAAAAGGAACAAGTCAAGCTACTTGGAAAAAATTATTAAAAGGTTTTGGAAAAAAACTACCTTTGGCTGGAGTTATATTAGGAATTAATGAAGTAGCTAACGCTGTTGAATTAGGAATGACAAATCCGGTAGATTTATTTACTGCATATCAAACTAACGTTGATGTAGCTTTAGAAGGAGTTCAGATGAGGAGAAGTCCTTTTTACAATAAAAAAACTTTAGCGGGAGTTGGTGAAACACCTGATATAGATGCATTCGCTGCAAAAGATGGTGGCCTGTCTGGAGTTGATAACTACATACTAAATCGATACAAATGAAAAACCCTACATTAACCAAAAACATGAAACACGTAAAATGGAAATCAATCCCACCACTAAAGGGACCAGATCCTAGAGGCTTGATTAAAGTCGAAAAACAAGATAAACCAGAAAGATTGGAGAAAATATATGGCAGACGTAGATAAAAGCTTACCTAACAGTAGGCAATCAGTTAGAATACCCTCAGAACAAGAACAAGTAGAAGTAGCGGCAGAGATACAAGAATCTATGCCTTCTCCTGAAAATACGGAGATGATAGAAAACGAAGATGGGTCAGTAGATATTAATTTTGAACCTGGTGCCATGTCGCTAGAAGGAAGTAATGATCACTATGCGAATTTAGCCGACTTATTACCAGATTCTATTTTAGATCCCGTAGGTTCTGAATTATATGCCAACTATACAGATTACAAAGAGTCACGTAGAGAATGGGAAAGATCATACTCACAAGGATTAGAATTATTAGGTTTTAAGTTCGAACAAAGAACAAGACCTTTCCAAGGAGCTTCAGGTGCAACTCACCCAGTTTTAGCTGAAGCTGTTACACAGTTTCAAGCACAAGCTTATAAAGAATTATTACCGGCTGATGGTCCGGTAAGATGTCAGGTCTTAGGAAGACCAACGAGAGAAAAACAAG